AGTTGATGTCGGTGCTGTTTTATCACCTAACCACGCAAGAAGGGGTATGCCTATCTCGTCAGCGTTTGGGTAAAATACCACTTCTCCTGAGATTTCATTCAACCCTTGGTAAGCGTCCTCTTGATCAAATCGGCCATAATTACTATCATCTATTAATTGAGGTTTTGTCTCTACGAAGCTTTCAGAAACAAATGGAATATAATGGAAACTATCCACATTTGCCGTTCCAAAAGCGCTTTGAAAAGAAATCCCTAAATGTCCCTTCATACCATATGCACTCATACTTTTTCTCCTTTAACTTGATTTTTTTTGAGTAGTTATTGTTATTGATGCGCTGTTAAAATAAATTGTCTCCCTGGAAAAGTCTATGCCAGAATAATTTATTTCATAGCTTAGGATAGCGTCCACGGTGTCATTTAATGTTCTATTATCAATAAGAACATCCATGACTGCTTTTTCGGCATCTTGAAGTTTGTCCTCTGCATCACTTCCACTAATTGCTGATGAGCATTGAATTTCTATATTGATAACAGGCGTAGCAAACAAAAATTTGCCACCAACTGTCAACGGTTCATACTCAAGACTATCTTTGTAAATACCTATCCACCCGCTACCTGTCACGAGTGTTTGATTTACGTCAACGTTTTTACTTCTATTTCTTGTTATTTGATAACCAGTGAGATTAGCTTCAAGAATATCTTTGACCGCTTTTGTTATATCTGCAAAGTTTATCATATTGTTTTTTTAGCCTCCTTGTAAAAATGCATTGCGACTTTTAATATTGTTTCTATTTTTTGCTGATCGTTCGGTAAGAGTCTCCTTTGAGGAACGCCTATCCCTAAATGGTGTATTTTTGCATAATTTTGCCTTGACCTAATTCTTGCCATGGTTTTAGTAGCTTTATGCTCCCATTTTTTTTTCATGTCGCCAGTAATATGCAACATTTTGCTCTTACCTTTTTTCCTTTTTGATGCAATTGTCGAAGGTTTTAGTTTTGTCCATTTTTTACCATCACCAGACAACCGACCTTCTTGCTCAAAATTTCTTGATATCCATTTACTAAATTCTGTAACATAAGCAGAGTTTAATTTTTTTTGGTTTTTAATTTTTTTGGTAATCTTTTTAATTTTTTTTTCATAGGCCGAAATGTCCATTGTAACTACCTCGAATTATTATCTTTTCCTGTCAAAAGCTCGTACAGGAGGCTTAAAATCCTCCCATACGATAACATTACTTTAACCGTGAACATCAATTGTCGGCTAAACTATGACCTTTTTTTTGTCCGATATAACAAAAAGATTGAGGAGGTCTTTTATAACCATAATCGTCTAAACTTTTGGCAATTTTATATCTTACCGCATTTTTAATCTTAATTGCATTACCTACTTCTTTGTTCTCAAAATACTTCCAGAAAAAAGATTCGGATATACCTGATGATTCTTTTGTTGCAGCCCATAATGCTATCAGTTTTTCAGATAATATACTTTCTACTTCAAACTCACCAATGACCCGCTTATCAGGAAAGCTTGAATATACGATAACTATTTTGAACTTTTCAACAGGGACTACTCTTCGATATTCATATGATTTGTCTCCATTGAAAATTTTTTCTGCAAACTCTGGTTTAATCGACATTAAAACTTTTTTCAACTTTAGCTCCTTTCATTTTCCAAACCTTCGATATAATCAGAATCTATACCAGTAAAAGGATTTTCTGTGTCAAGCATACTCTCGGTTGGATGATAATTTTGAGTTGTACTCCACACGCCAAATTTATTTGTAGTTTGCTCAATGACAGTCCCCGAACTTGTGACAATTCCTATTTCACCTTTTTTAAGCTGTTTGATCCTGCCATATAAAAAATCTTTGAAGTCCATAGCTCTTTCGATATCTTGCCTGACCAAGAGTTTATAGTAGGCCATATCGATAGCAAGGTCTTTAACAATTGGAGGTGTATCAGAAAAAGGGGTAGAATACTCAGGCGATAAAGCACTATTTAATTCAATATCGGCATATTCAAGTAACCCTGATTTAATATCGGCCGAACTTACAGCCCATGTCGAACATAATGGATATCTTAATATGACATCCTCATAAGTCACATAACTCATAATCTCTCCTTAAAAATATTTGTTTTCATACACTAATAATTTTTGATCGATTATCAAATTTAAAAGAGCTTTAAGGTCTGATTTGTCTGCAAACATTGATTCTATTGTTGTTTGGGAGCTTTTATCTTTATTTGCTTTACTTAAATACTCTATATCGATTTTAGTTACAATGCCAAAACCTTTAGTCAGGAACATTGATGATTCGGAGTAATATTCCAAAGCATTTATAACATTTCTTATATTTTCTTCTTTGATAAATTCCAGAAAAGTGTTTCTGATTGTTATGGCTTTTTCAATGATACTTTTTGAAACGACTCTTTTTTTCTCATACTCATATTTATTTAAATGCGCAAGGTCTCTGACGTATAAAAATCTGCCCAAAGTTCTTTCCGGATATTTTTCATGGTCTCTTTGCATTAAAGGCCAGTTACGTTTAAATCTTTCACGCCTAATTTTTTCAGTAGCATACCCAACGTGCATAATATGAACATCTTGTAATACTTTAATATTGCCGACACCTTCATTTAAACTTGTCTCAGGATGCTCATGCACCATGCCAAAGAATTTAACACCTCTTCTATTTCTGAATATTCTGACAGGATAATCGGTTTTATAAAGAGCGGCCGGCTCTACTGCATAATGATGCTGTGGCACGCTATATCCGTCATAAAGATTTTTCTTTAAATATTTTTTAAGATTATAATCCATTTCGATAGTTTCGTCACCATCTATCCACAATATCCAATCCATAGATGCTCTTTCTACAGTAAGATTTCTTGCAGCATCAAAGCCGATTTCGATAGGAGACTTTATTGTAAAATATTTTATATTTACACCCTCCTCCATAATCATTTTTACTATAGTATCAATAGTAAAATCTGTAGTAGTTCTGTCGACTCCGATAATTATTTCATCGGCAATGTTTTTAAGCTTATCAATACAATTACGTATTTTTGCCTCTTCGTTTTTGACAATCATGCACACGCTTAAGGTCTCCTGGGGATCTTGATTGTATCTTTTTTTATTTATATCATGGACAACAACATCTTTTTGGTTAGGTTGAAATGTTGCCAAATAATGCCCGTAAAGGTTATCGGCTGGATGGGGGATAGTAAATACTTTAAGATTGTCTTGTGTCCCTAACATTTCGATAATATCCTGTTTTTCAAAATGCCAAATATGCGCCCTGCACCAATCAGGGCTGTCATTATACCCTATTGCTTCCCATGCCCCATAAGGTGTAGTTATTATAACCATGCCCCCTGGGTTAACATGTTTTTTTAATGTGTTTATTATTTCAGTTGGATTTGGGACATGCTCAAGAACTTCGCCCATTATTAAGATATCAACTTTTGGTATTGGAGGTAAATCATCATATTCTGCTTCAAAGAAAGATATATCTTTATCAGGATAAGAAACGTTCTTCCATTTTTTAGCAGCCTTGATGTTCTCTGATGAGATATCTATTCCAATGTACTTTTTTATAGTGTTTTCTGGTAAATACTTTTCCAAATTCATAGCGTAATGGCCATGAGCGCAACCATAATCAAGGATAGATATTGGTTGATCCTTATCTCGAACCATACGATAAACCATATCAAAACATGCCTTAAAACGACCACAGGAGGACAAATCTTCTGCCTCATATTCAATACCTCTGCTTTTTTCATATTCATAAAAACGCTGATAATGTTTTTTATAATCTCCATCAAAAACAAAACCATATTTGTCCTGGAATTTTGGATCAATATTTAAAATATCTTCCAAATGAGTAGTATTTATTAGAGGTATGATATCACTGTTATGGATCATATGTTTAATGAAAGCTGTTTGAGAGTTTTTACCCTCAAGTATTTTGAATATTCTTTTTTCCCAATCAAAAGCAATGTCCTCCCATGCCTGTTTTTTGGCTAAAGCCTTTTTATGGAGTGCATTCCAAATTCTGTCATCATTACATATATTCTCAATTGTTACTGTGAGAAAAGGCTCGTCTATTTCGTCATCTTTCCTTAACCTTAATAATGTCGCCCCTGCATCTTTCATTGTTTCAGGCAATGCCCCAGTTTGGAAGCCAACAAAAGGCGTGCCACATGCATTTGCCTCAAGGCTTAACATGTTACTGGTATCTTCAAAGGTTGTCGGATGAACCACAAGCATACACTTGCTCATCTTTTTGTTTAATTCTTTTTTTGATAAATGGCCAAGTATTTCGACATTTGGTAAAATATTACATCTATGGTACAGGCCATCATAATATGGTTTCATTTGTGCTGTGACATTTTCGTACGAACAAACATATAATTTATGTTCTGGAAGTTTCTCCATTATTCCACCAACTTTAACAAGGTTCTCCAAACCACGCTCAGGTCTTGATGCAAATATTAATGAATTTCTCTCTCTCTCTTTATAAGGAGTATCTTTAATTTTATCAAAAATAGAATAATCTACCCCATTTTTGGTAGCGTAGATAGAATCAAGAGGTATATTATATGTCTCGTGAACTTGTTTTTTATGCCAACTGGAAACGGTAAAAACTTCGTCTATGTTCACGAAATGACGGTCGTCTTTCGCTCTAATAACAGCTATATCATGCAGCCACCAGATTTTTACTTTAGCATTGATCCAGTCATCGAGAAAAGCTTGTCTGTGTCTCTGGATAATACATACATCATGCGGCGCATAAGCCGTTTTATGGAATATTTCTCCAAGAGGATACTCTTCGGATATTTCTCCACAATAGAAATATGATACATTGCTTGATGTTCTTTGCCGTTCATCCTTCGTGAAGACTCTAACAGTGTGGCCTCTCTTAGATAGCTTCTCGGCCATATAATATCCGGCCGTTTCACTTCCGCCCAAACCTTCCTCTTTAAGAGTTTTCCCGTCAAATGGTAAACCGCCAACATGAAAAATTATGTCTAACTTTGTTTTATTTTCCATTTCTTTTTACTCTCCCCTCGTTTTTGTTGTTATTTTTAATCTATCGGATAATTTTTTTCCTCATATTCAACGACAACCTTAACTAATAAGGCAAGATCTTCCATCTCTTTCGTCCCTATTTTGCTCTTACATAGTTCCTCAATTTTTATTAGTGCCTGTTCATAATCGTTTTCATTTTCAATAGTATAGGTTTCCATTTGTGCCTCTTATTAGTTTTTATTTAAAATTAGCCACAATTGCCGTGTTCTGGTTCACGACAATTATCAACGAAATTTATTAAGCATAATTGTGTATACAGCATTTTTAATTCTATATCTTTTTTTTCATGAAAACCCATCAATTTAAAAACGCCGCTAATAATTGGAATATAATATTGAGTAGGAGTATCCCCAAATCCGCCACCGATTTTTCTCGATATACATTTTTCCTTTGATATTTTTGAACAAAGTTTTCCGATTTTTGATTTAGGCCAAAATGTTGATTTGATATTTTTGTCATCACAATATTGTGATATTGACGAGTATTCGGTCAGGGTTAACATCTTTTGTCTTACGGTCGCCAACGTTCTACTCATTGCCGTAAGTTTTAATTGAGTTTTTTCGTAAGACTCTTCTTTGATAATTTTTTCCATTTCGTTGAAAGTTTCAATATATTTAATCTTTAGCCCCATAGCCTTCTTGCCAGTATACCCCATGGCAAGAATTGTAAGACCGTCTTTAGTCAATTCGTACATCGGTCTTTTTTCACCTTTGGCATCTTTATATTCAATCAGTCCAAAATTGGACTTGTTAAAGCCTTCTGGTATTTTAAGAGCTTTGATATCTCTTAGAACATGTTTATGCTCTTTCCCAAACACCTCAGCCACTTTCAAACTCGTTGTTCTCGGTTCTAAACCTTTAATCGTTATTGCGTTTTCAATCATTCATCTCTCCTCTAAATGATATGTTTAAAAATTAATTTCTTTTTTTACTTCTTTGAGCATGTCTTTTTCTACACTAAGAACATCTTCGATTTTTTTTGTCTGAAGAACATCTTCAACCTTTTTTACAGGTTTTTTTACAGATTTTTTTGCAGGTTTTGATGGTAAACCAAACTTTTTTCTTTCTTCTTCTGTAGGTTCTATTAAACCTTGTAGAATTGCATCGTCACGCAACATAATGACTCCTTTCATATAATTATTTTTTGACATTGTTCGGCTTTTATCATAACATAAATAAAGCAAAATGTCAAGGGTTTAAGTAATTTATCAAAAAAAAAGCAAGCCATAATAAGATAGCAAAGTGGAGGAGAGGTCACTTTGAATTAAAATGGCTTGCTCATGAAACATACATATTTAAACTGAGGTTACATGTGTAAGCAAAAACCCCAAATTAGCACTGGTTATTTTCTCGTCCTGATAATATCCGAGCTCTATCTCTTCGGCCTTTGTTTTCTGGTCATAAGGATGTATTTCAGCCTGCATATTTGGAAGTCCTCCAGCCGCCCATCTGAAAGAATACATAAAGCTTGGCTCTTCAATAGAAGGCGCAAGTGGCGCAAAATAAACAAGGACATAATCAGACCATAGTCTTGACAGAGAGGCATCAAGACCCTCCTGAGCTGTGTTCCTCCACGCTTTACCAACAACAAACCTATCAAGATCAAAGATTGTTTTCATATTATCATGAGAGGCGTATCTTGTTTTCGGTGAGTTCCCCGAACTTCCATGAATAACCTCCATAACATCCTCATGTTGTCTGAAATTTTTCCATGCAAGATCACTCATAAGAATGCTATTAGGTTTATAACCTGTAAGACCTTCTACATTGTCAATTGCAGTCCATATGTCACTAATCGGTGCTGAATAACCGTTCCTATGTTCTATCCAATCTGAATCTATTGTAGAATAACTCCCAACATTACTGCCTGATGTGCATTTGTCAGCAAGCCTTTTTTCCCATCCCAACATGAGTTTTGATTTAAGGTATTTAGCTCGCCCACCTCTAAGTTCAGTAGCATACGCTGCATCCATATTTACTCTATCTTCGAGTGTAAGAGGCGTTTTTAAGGCATAATTTTGTGCAAAATAAGTTTCAGACGAAACATTTCTTGTTATAACGTTGGCCTCTGTTGCAGGCGACCTTTTATCGTCCTCTACTCTGAATGCATCCGCCTGTGACCAAACAAGATAACTATCAGCCTGTTTTTGGACTGGAACGATTGGTGCTATTTGATCCGCAATCATCCCGTTTGGTCGATACTGCATTGCTATCCTCGAAAGAGGTATATTAACGTGCAAACCTTTTCCTAAAGTTGTCATTATTTGCTCCTTTTTTTTATGTTATTTTTTTTAATTTTTTAATTTAGTTCTACCTAAAAGAACATGCTTTGGCCTTGGAATAACAGCTTTTATAGGCTTTGTTATACCATGTGACCAGTCTAAACCATCACGTAGGCCGACTGTTACAGGATTTTCAAGCCAAGAGACTTTTTTTAAATTTGATGTAGTATATTCCATCTCTTCATTAAAAACCTGAGCAAAGCTTTTATCGTTTTTCATAGGATCTAAAGAGTGCGTTTTGTTGTAACAATGGTCAATTATATCTTTTTCAGGATTAAGAACAACAATCTCAACCCTCCTTTTTTTACCATTTCTAATAAGGTATAAACCATCGGTATCTGAGATAGCATCGCAAAACGGATGTTGGACTATGGCAGGTTTGCCACCGTTGCCGAAACAAACATGGTCATGCGCATAAGATTTAGCTATGGCTTTTTTAGTTAATTTGTCTCTAAGGATAAATATCCAAAAAATTTCACCTGATGATGTGTGATACCTTGTATTAGCGTAAACGGTATCAACGGAGTATAGCATTTTTAAATATATTCTTGTTAAATCAACACCTCCAGTATCATCTACAGGATTCAAATGAGCTTCAAAATCATGGTCACAATTGAAATATGGATAATGACAATACGACCCACCAGTAAATGTAAGATACGCACCAGAGGTGCTTATGGTTGAAACTGTTGAAACACTGGTTTTTAATTCTGATTGACCTACGGAACTGTTTGCCATTTTGGCCTGGGTTACAGCATCGTTTGCTATTTTAGTCTCTGTTACCGCCCCAGTCCCTATTTTGTCGGCCGTTACCGCCCCAGTCCCTATTTTGCCGGCCGTTACCGCCCCAGTCCCTATCAT